TGATGTCAACAACCCGAACGAATGTGAGGGGCGTTAGCTGCGAGCGTTAGTGAGCAGAACAACAGGGGTGTCTTTGGCTTCCCCCCACAGTTTAGATACCAGAATGATACCAAGGTCGCCGTAGCCAATTTGTTTTAGCCGACACCAGAATGTTGAATGAGATGACGTTCATTACGCTGCTTGAACCTCTAACGCAACAGGGGCTTTCTAATGTCTCGTATCGAGCTTGGTTGCAGGGTTCATCTACCCCAGTTCCCTGGTGTTCTTTGCCCCGTCACTTGCAATAGTGATACAGCCGTGGTTGCCTTGCCTGTCATCCCGACGGTAAGGGCTTGCTGTGTTGTGGTTTTAGTGTAGCAGATGAATCTGTTATTGTTTTGTTGTGGCTATGAAAAAGAATGTTTGGGATAAACCAAATCCAAAAAAGAAATCAACCCCTTTGACACCTGGGCAGAAAGCTATTGCTAAGGCTCGCGCAAAGAAGGCTGGTCGGCCTTATCCGAATCTTGTTGATAATATGGCTGCATCCCGAAACAAAGGAAAGAAATAATGCCAAACGTAGGAAAAAAGAAATTCCCATATACAGATGCCGGTATGAAAGACGCTAAGATGGCTGCTAAGAAGTCAGGCAAAAAAATGAAGATGGCTTCTAAAAAAGGAAAGAAATAATGGCTGCCAAAAAGAAAACACCACCGAAATCTCCAGCACCCAAAAGAATTGATGCTGCTGGTCGTAGTGGATTTGGTGCAGGAAAACCAAGACCTAAAGAATCTGACAGAATGGTTGAACGTAGTTCTAACGTGAGTGAATATATGTATGACGAATCAACACGCAAGAAAATGAATAGACCTACTTCTAATGTAACTAAAAAAGTTGTTCCTAAAAAGAAGAAGTAATGGCTATTGAATATCGTGGCGAAAAGTTCGCTGGATACAACAAACCAAAAAGAACCCCTAACGCATCTAAATCTCACGCTGTTCTAGCGAAAGATGGTGAGAAGGTGAAACTGATTCGTTTCGGTCAACAGGGTGTTCAGGGTTCTCCTGACGGGTCTGCACGTAACAAGGCGTTCAAAGCCCGTCACGCTTCTAACATTGCTAAAGGTAAAATGTCTGCCGCATATTGGGCTAACAAAGTCAAATGGTAAACTAACTGTTGTAAATACGGAAGGGTATTTTTATGGAACTGTTACACGGCGATTGTCGAGAAATGTTGAAAGGGTTAGCTGATGCTTCGGTAGATAGTATTGTTACTGACCCTCCGTATGAACTTGGGTTTATGGGTAAGTCTTGGGATTCTTCTGGTGTTGCTTATGATGTAACTGTTTGGCAGGAGTGTTTTCGGGTTTTGAAACCTGGTGGTCATTTGTTGTCTTTTGGTGGTTCTCGTACTTATCATCGTATGGCTTGTGCTATTGAGGATGCTGGTTTTGAGATTCGTGACCAGATTATGTGGGTGTATGGTTCTGGGTTTCCTAAATCGTTGAATATCAGTAAAGCGATTGACAAGGCTGCTGGTTCCCTAAAGGTTGTTGGTCAAGGTAGGGCAGGCAAGACCGCTCTTGGTCAATCTTCGGGATATAACAAAACCAACAATCCACATGAGTTTGATATAACGGAACCTAATTCGGCTGAGGCTAAAGAGTGGGATGGTTGGGGTACAGCATTGAAACCAGCGCATGAACCTATTGTTATGGCTCGCAAACCGCTAGACGGGACTGTTGCCAATAATGTTTTGACGCACGGTGTTGGTGGTATCAACATTGACGGAACCAGAGTTGCGTACCCTGAAGGCGAAGTTGACTTCAATAAAGTACAGCGTCAGCAAGCAGACGGTTCAGGCAACATCATCAACAACGCCTTTGGCGCATCGGCTTTGGTTGGCACAGAAATAAAGACCTACAAAGAGAATGGTCGTTTCCCTGCAAACTTCATCTACGACGGTTCAGAAGAAGTGACTGAATTGATAGGGGATGCGGCCCGTTTTTTTTATTGTGCCAAGGCAAGCAAAGCCGAACGCAACGCAGGACTAGAAGGGTTTGCTGTTGGTCAAGCAAAAGGTGGAGGTGGAGGAATCGGTGATTACTTAGATGATGTGAACTCGGCATCAGGAAAATATGGAAGCGAAAAAGCACCACAACGCAACTACCACCCAACAGTCAAACCAATAGCTCTAATGCGTTACCTAGTGCGCCTAGTTACACCACCCAACGGAACAGTGTTAGACCCATTCGCAGGTTCAGGTTCAACCCTTGTAGCAGCAACAATGGAAAAGTTCGATTGCATCGGCATAGAACTAACAAATGAATATCTACCAATTATTGAAGCCAGGGTTGCTAACGCACAAACTGATACATTGTTTTAATGGGTACAAAGCGTTCAGTTTCACCGGCAGATAAAGCCAAATTCTTTGCTGCCATAGCATCAGGTAAAACCATCAAGGATGCTTGCAGTGTTGCTGGTATCCATATGAACACTGGTTCACGCTGGCTTGCTAAGGCTAAAGCGTTACAAGCTGAACACGATTTGCAGGAGATGGGTGCCAGGAAATCACGTGCTAGAGAGGGGGGTGTCCAGAATGATGGGTACAACGCTTTTATGGAAGCGATTGAATTACCGTCTGCTATTCCGTATGACCAGTTGAATGATGATGCTGTTCGAGGGTTGGATGATTTTGGGTTTTTTCGTGAGCATTATTTGGGGCGTGTCCCTTCACCGTGGCAGGTTGAAGCGGCCCTGAAAATTATTGAATGGCTTGAATCTGAGGAAAAAGAATTTGTTGTTATCAATGTTCCTCCTGGTGCTGGTAAGTCCACGTTGTTTCACGATGTTGCTGTGTGGGCTATCTGCCGTAAAAGGGATGTTCGTATTATGATTGGTTCTGTTTCACAGAATATGGCTAAGTTGTATTCGCGTCGTATCCGTGAAACCCTTGAACGCCCTATGCCTATAGAACCTGACCCTATGTTGGTGAAGAAAGGTTTAGCGCAAAACGCTGAAGGTTGTTTGTCTATCGACTATGGCCGTTTTCGCCCTACTGACAAAGGTGCTTTGTGGAGGGCAGACGAGTTTGTGGTGGAACAAATCGGTGGTAACGGTTTGGACAACAAGGAACCTACGGTTAGGGCGTATGGTATTGAGGCTGAGTTCATCGGCCATCGTGCTGACTTGTGTTTGTTTGACGACGTAGCTTCACCGGATAACGCTCGTGAGTCTGTGGCGAGGGATAAGTTGCTGGAACGGTGGGATAACGTCGCTGAGGCCCGTGTCGACCCTGGTGGTTTGCTGTGTGTGATTGGTCAGCGTTTGTCGGCTGGTGATTTATACGCTCATTGTTTGAATAAGATTTCGTATGACGACCTTGACGAATCGTATGACGGTTCAGATGTGACTTCACCAGAACAAATGGAAGCATTAGAACCATTGAAGTCTTTTAAGTACAAACATATTGTTTACAAGGCGTACTATGACGAACTTGATATGGGTACTGATGAGGAGAAACGAGCGTTGAAACGCTTTGATGCGGCCCCTTATCCTGACGGTCCGTTACTTGACCCTAAAAGGCTTCCGTGGAAAGACCTTTCCTTTATCCGGCATAGCAAACCCGACATTTTCAGGGTTGTCTATCAGCAAGAAAACCTTGACTTGGATGGGTACCTGATTGACAGGACTTGGGTTTATGGCGGCCAAGGAGATGATGGGGTTATGTACCCTGGTTGTATTGATGAGGACCGTACCCACGGCCAGATACCTGTAGGGCTTGCCCCACCTGTGTTGTCAATTGTTTCTATTGACCCTTCCCCCACAAAATTTTGGGCTTTGACGTGGATGCTGTACCAACCTGAACTGAACCTGTACCACGTTATTGATATTGAACGGTGCAAGTTGACAGCTGAGGAATTGTTGGGGTACAACACATCTACTGGGGTGTATACCGGCATTATGGATGAATGGCAGGAACGGTCTTTCCGTATGGGGTTCCCTATTTCTCATTGGATTGTAGAAATTAACGCTGCTCAACGGTTCCTTTTACAGCACGATTTTGTTCGTAAATGGGCTTCACGCAGTATGGTGAACATTCTTCCTCACACTACGAGCCGTAACAAACTGGATGAAAAGCTTGGTGTGGAGGCTTTGCTTCCTCCGTTGTTTAGGACAGGCAATATCAGGCTTCCTAATAACCGTGTGACTTGGAAAACTATGGCTGCTGTGCAGGAGTTGACTTCTTGGACTACCGACAAGAAGAACGGTACGGACATTGTGATGTCTTTGTGGATGGCTGTGTTGAATATTCCTAATTTGACTATGGCTAAATTGCCCCCTCGACAGTGGCGACCTTCGTGGCTTAATCAGTAGGATGTGTTATCGTTGAGTTGTCTAAGTCCAATTAAAGGTTGTAAATGAAATCTGTTGAAGAAATTGTTGCTCTATATAAAGAACGACTTGATGCACAAGGTCCAATTCTCAACCAAATGCGTGAAGTCCGTCAATTGGCGAATGGCGATGTCATTGTTCCCCTAAACGAATTAGACCGTAACACCCGTTCTTCAGTAGCAAACCTGCTTGTGCAGGGCTTAGACCAGATGAGTATGCGTGTTTCTTCCACTATGCCATCCCCGTATTTCCCTGCTTTGCGTGAAGGACAAGATAGAAGTATGAGATTGGCTCGTGACCGTAAACGAGCAATGCTTGCTATCTGGGATGGCAACCGTATGAATATGAAGATGCGCCGTAGGGCTAGGCATCTTCTTGCATACAGCAACTCCCCAGTTTTCATCAAACCTAACTTTGATAAGCGCATCCCTGAATGGCAGTTACGCAACCCACTTGATACCTTCCCTGCACCATCTGTAGATGTTGACAATCCTGTACCGGACAACTGTATTTTTACGTATGGCCGTACATATCGTTGGTTGACACAGAATTATGGTGACGCAATCAACGGTATTCTTCGTGTGGGCAACCCATCGTGGGACACAATGTTCAAAATCCTTGAATATGTTTGCGACAACGAAGTTGTAACTGTTGTTTTGGGTGCAGAAAAAACCCTCGACCCTATGACTGGTGCTTATTCTATGGGTGCGCCAGCAGTAGAACTAGAACGTGTCATCAACAAAACAGGTATGCCGTTAGTTGTTGTTCCTCAACGCATTACCCTTGACAAACCACACGGCCAGTTTGACGGTTTGCTTGGTATGTACTACACACGCGCAAGGTTGCAGGCTTTGACAGAGATTGCTATTGAGCGTGGCATTTTCCCTGATGAATACCTTGTGGCACGACAGGGTGACAACCCTGAAATCATCCAAATTGCTGACGGTAAAACAGGGCAACTTGGTGTTGTCAAGGGTGGCGACATTCAACAGTTGCAAACAAACCCTGGCTATAAGACTGATGTGGCTCTTGACCGTTTGGAACGCCAAGAACGCCTTGAAGGTGCTATCCCTGCCGAGTTCGGTGGCGAATCTGGTACCAACATTCGTACTGGTCGCCGTGGCGATTCAGTATTGGCAGCAACAGTTGACTTCCGTGTTCAGGAAGCCCAAGACATTTTTGCTTCTTCGATGGTTCAAGAAGACAAAATTGCTATTGCTATTGAAAAAACATATTGGGGTAACAGTTCTAAGTCGTTCTTTATTTCTGGTATGGGTGGGGGAATCAAGGATTACACACCAAATAAAATGTGGGAAACAGATTTCCATTATGTTGCTTATTCAGCGGCAGGTTCAGATGTCAACAGTTTGATTGTTGGTTTGGGGCAACGCCTCGGTACTGGTCTTATGTCGAAAGAATCTGCTCGTGAGGCTGACCCGTTGATTTCAGACCCTGAAATGGAACGTGACCGGATTATGGCTGAAGGTATTGAAGCAGCTTTGTTGTCTTCTATTCAGGCACAAGCGGCAGACCCTAACGGTCCGTATCAACCTGATGACCTTGCTTACATTGCTGAACAGGTACAATCAAACAAGATGAGTTTGTCTGAAGCGATTATGTCTGCACAGAAACGAGCGCAAGCACGTCAAGCTGCTGCTGCTCCACAGGGTTCACCTGAAACTATGCCTGGTTTGTCTGCTCCTGGTATGGGTATGGAGGCTGGTATGGGTGGTCCTGCTGGTCCTCCTCAACTTGGTGATTTACTTGGCCGTCTTGGTGGTGGGGCTGGCGCATCAGCGCAACCTCAATCGCCTGGTGGTGTAATGGCACTTGCTAATCAATTGGGGGCGTAATGGCTGACTATCCTAATCGTAGTGATTTACAGAACCCTGCCGCAAAAATGGCGGCCACTGCCGCTAAAGGGCAGGCTTATGGTGAGGCTGGCGCACAGATTGCTTCTCAACAGGCTGTACCTATGGGTGCGCCCCCTACAGATATGGTTTCGCCAGGTATAGCACCTGGTTCTATGGGTGGTTTATCTCGACCTTCTGAACGACCTGCTGAACCTATTACTGCTGGCGCAGATTTTGGTGCCGGACCTAATATGGCGCAAGCAGGTATTGTTACCACACTGCCTGGTTTCAATGAAACACTTGAAGAATTGAAAGTTTTGTTCCGTCAATACCCTAATGATGATTTAGCTGGTTTGCTTTCGGCTTTGCAGTATGAGGGTTCATAGTGCCTTTTACATCTATAGAAGAACAAGATGATATTTACGCCACACTTGCCAAGGAATCTTCTAAACGTGATTCGTATATAGCTACTGCTACCCCACAGTTGGCGCAACGCGTAGGTCAAATTCATTCTAGTTATCCTGGTTTAGCGGCTGGCGTGAAGTTGTCTATGGCTAAAGCAGGGTTTACGGATGAACAGATTGCTCGTATTTATCCTGCTGCTTCTACTGCTGTTGTTCAAGAAACTGTTAAGGAACCTGAAAAGAAATCTTGGTTTCAACGCAATGTGATGGATAAAGCCAAGACTGCTTCTCGTTATGGGTTTGCTGGTTTGAACTTGCCGTTGGATTTTGTGCAGGGTGGTTTGGCGCAGGCTTTTGATAACAACCAGGGTGTTGAGGGGTGGTTTAGTTCTACTTACCTTGGT